GTAAGTACATCTGAATATACTGCACCTTCTATGTTTGCTATCCAATCACATTCAAACTCTTGCTGATACTTCTTATCTCCCATGACTTCTTTTGCCTTTTGTAATTCTTCATCATCTACAATTTTTGTTTCTGATGCTTTTGCCTTGTAGTTGAACCAATCATCTGCACCTTGTGCGTGTTGGTATAGTTCATAAAAGTTGTTGTTCATTCCAGCAGGTGTACCAATAAAAACACAATAGCCTTTACGATCAGATAATGCTGGTCTAATTATTTCTGGAAACAACTTACTGTTTACATTTGCGTACTCATCAATCACACAACCATCAAGATATATACCTCTCAAGCCATCTGAGTTCTCTGAGCCTAGCAAGGTGATACGAGAGCCATTAGGTAAATCTACACGCAGCTCTGTTTCGTTAAATTTTGTGTAAGGTATCTTGGCAGTAAATTGTTTCATATAATCCCAAGCAATAGATTTTGCTTGTTTGAAGGTGGGTGCAATATAGGCATACCTAGGGTTCTTATTTTTGGACAGCAATGCTGACCTAATTAAATGGTTAATCATACATACTGTTTTGCCAAACCTTCTATGACAAACTAATACATTCCATCTGTTATCTGATATTTTTTTGTG